CTGAACCCATATGCTGCTTAAACGCTTCGGTCAATGGACGTGCCCAAGGCGCCATCTTTCGCTTTATATCGCCAGGTAGGAAACCCATCGTCCTGCCTAAAGGCGTGGTTGGGCGCGCCAGGATAACTTGACGAGTATTCTTGTTGTATAGTGCTTGCCCGGCGAATGCACAGGCAAGGTAGGTCTTACCAGTTCCCGCTGGTCCTACCGAAAGGACGCAGGAGTGTCTCGTCATTAGGTCGACATAGGCTGCTTGCTTCTGAGTGAGCGTCTCAATTTGCGGCGGCTTCCAGTTACGTTCTGCTTGACGTTGCTTCCGCATTGAGCTTCTAGTCACCCGCATACTCCTATCAAGTAAGGTGCTAGGTGGGCTGACCTATGCGTTCACACTTAACAGGACCTATCAGCACAGGACCGGTATAATGGTTGGCAATTGCGAAGGCGAGTGGCCAGGTTTCTTTGATCTCAGACGCTCGTTCTTCACACTCTTGTAGCGTCGAGTAAGGACCCCAGACATTCTTGGCCACGGTGCAGTTTGAAAGGTCGGGCGCAGGTAGAATTCCAAGGCAGATCAAGACTGGCGCAACGTCGAACATTAGGAAACTCCTTTCCTAAGGATGTAGAGCAGTAGCAGCCCAAGGCTTGCAAGAACAACTGCAGAAACGACAAGTGTCTGAGCGTTCTCGTTCAGCGAACCGAGCAGCCCTGCTACACCGCTGCTCCCGACGATCACAGGCGCGCGTTCCAGCACCTTATCAATCAAGTTCTGCTCAGCTGTAGGCTTCTGCTCAGCTGGCGGTGGGACGATACGCTCGCCAATCTTGCGCTCTAGAGCCGCCTGGGTTTTCGCCCCGGCGATACCGTCAATCTTTAGACCTTCTGCGCGTTGGAAGTTTCTAACGGCTTCAAGGGTTCTAGCGCCGAAATCCCCGTCCACTGGAATGTTGAACCCAACAGTATTCAAGCGTTCTTGAAGCTGGCGGACAGCTTCACCTTTCGAGCCAACACGCAGAACGGTCGCTGATGGAAGGCCTCCTGAATGACGACGATAGGCAGATTCAATCTTGCCTGCATAGGTTGCGGCCTGGCCACTTCCATTATAGCCGGCTGCGAAAGCAAACCAATCTTGAGACCTTAGGTGTGTTGAAAGTCCAGTGTTGATCAAAAAGGAGACGAAAGCTCGAATCTGGTTGTCAGCTGACTTCTCAAACGCATCGACCATCTCGACAGCTGTCTTGTAACCGCACAGGTGAGCGTTAAAACCCATAACCTGAGGGGCACCCCAGGAGGTTGCATCGTAGGCAGCTTCTGTGTCGATCTGTTGCGCAGTATCGAACATCTGCTTACGCTTCGACTCTTTGATCTTGAGCGAGGCGCGCCAGGGCGCAACGCTCCCAGGGTGGAACCCAATACGCGGCCAGTGCTCACGCGGAAAGTGGTGAGGTTCAAACCGCTGAGGCAGCTTGCCATCAGAATCGAAAAAACGGCCCGCGGCCTCAACTTCAAAGACAGCTTTGATGGTCGCAATGTCACAGCCAAGTTTTTCAGCTGCCTCCCGCCAGATGTGCATGGAGGGGTAGGTAGCGGTCACCGGAACTGTCCTTTTAGCCACTCTTCGATGGCTTCCCTGGGAGGCTTGTTATCGATGCTATCAACGATCTCAAGCTGGTTCTTTACCAGCTGATGCTTGTCAGCTAGATCGACAACATGCATATCCAGCTTCCAAGGAGGGCCCTCAGCTTTGGTATCACCGCTGAGCAGCGCGGTTGACTTGCTTGCGTAAGGGTCGAAGACGTTCCCGTCTGCGACAACGATGCCATCCTTGTGCTCTACCAACGCAACAATAAGCCTCACCGAGTTCTTGAACCCGGAAAGGTAGAAGCACAAGGGCTTGCCTGCTCGGTATGCATCGATGATCTTCATGGCGAGCAAGCATACATGAGTTGTGTTCCTTTATCAAGTGGGAAAAGCGGGAAGGGTCCACACGTGGCGCTCGTGGTTGGTCGGGACAATGACTTCTTCGAGAGCTCGACCATCAGGCCAGCGGTCGATCTTGTGCTTGCGGAACGTGTCTATCACCTCTTGGACCTCGTTTGGGTTAACCACAATGTATTGTAGATCATCAAAGATTGTCTGGTAGCCCTTTAGAATCAGTTCGTTTGATGAGCCAAGATCAGCATTTTTCTTCAGATCCTCTAGTGACTTTGCTCGCCTCCGGACTATGAAGTCACGATCGTCTGTCTTACCAAACATGTCGCCGCCATAGGAGATCGCGTCAGTACGGGCTGCGAGTCGTGGTTTGAACTCCAAACCGGGACTAGTAGTAGAATATAGAAACCGCTGACGAATACGAGTGAAGAAGTAGTCACCGCCGCCACCTTCCATGTCGGTGTCCCAAGAAGCTGACCGCAAAGAAGAAATGCCACGACGCAGTCTTTCAGTCAATGAAACGAACGAACCGCCCGAGTTTAGGATCATATCAAAGAATTCTGCAGATTTTGGCGCTGCACCTGCATAGGACCAGCTGTGGAAGAGATAGTAATCGCGCTCAAACTCCGCCCAGCCCGGATCGTTCAACCAATCGAGACGGTAAGTATAGACGCGTCCATAGCCAAATATGCTTTGGTGCACATCTTGGTAGTCACCATAGACAAAATTAGGCCAGTGAGTTTGTAGAAGATCTTTCATCTTCTGTAGGCGTTCAGTCGTGCTGGCGGCTGGGTTGTTTCCAAGAAAGTCGTAGTATCCGCGGAAGACGTCTACATTGGTTGTACCAACACGAACAAGGTAAAGAAGCTCCCGGTCGTCTTTCGTCGGAACGGATACATCAATTCCCATGTAGCGGATAGCTCTAAAGATGTCCTCAACAGATTGCAGATCATCACCAGGCACTTCAATACGAACTAGGTTACGCAAAGCCGCAAGCTTTTCCGAGTCCAGCAATTTGATAATTTTCACATCGTCTTGGTCCGGCAGATTAGCAGTTAGAACGTCAAAGTTCTTCCTTGACGACGGTTGTGTTGTCTCGTAGAGTTCTCCATTCTGAGCATTGCGCACCGTTGGCTGCCAGGTCGCCTGTGTCCAGCCCGATGACTTATCGATGCGAGAACCAGCCTCATCAGTAACCTTGAACGTTGCGACTATGCGAGGATTACCGTCGAGGTCATACTCGCGGTGGATCAGAACGTTATGGTCTTCGATATCTAGTTTGTCTGTCAGTATCGAATAGCCATTGGCACGGGACGCAAGAATCTCATCAAGAATCTCGGGCGTAACGCGCCCAGACAGTTCCTCCGCAGGGGCGGCTTTCCTCTGACGGACGACTTTTTTCTGGACAGCTTTAGATTCCTCTTCGACAGCTCTTGCAAAGAATTTGATAGGTTTACCGTCAAGCGTTATTTCAACGATTTTCCCTGGGTCAAAAAGCACAAAGACGCCGGTATCTGTGTCTCTGAGTGAGTCGTAACCAGATTTTAGCCACGCAGCCCTAAGAGCTGCGTTCTCAGTGTATTCCTTAGTCCAAGTCCGGAATGGCTGACCATCAAACCCTAGAAATACGCTTCCATCAGGTAGCTTAGCGACAGGAGGGACAAGCGTTTTCTTCAGCTCAGCCACCTTGAGCTGGATTTCAGTAGTCGAACCTACAAAAGTTCGTGACGCAGTGTGCTTGACAAGGATCTTGTTACTACCAAAGTTTCCTTGTTGTTCAACATCCCCCTCAAACATATGGAGACCAGAACCTTGCCAAGTTGCTGCACCAGAAGCATCAAAATTGAAGCCTTCTTGTAGAATCTTAGCAGCGCTATCAGCGTTAGTAAAGTGCGTTCCAACGAGCACAGGAGTACTGCTTCTAACCCTTTGGGTTGCGGAAGAACCAGATGCGAGCAGGGACTGTTCTCTGAGCTCTTTTAGAGTCAGCAAACGTCCTTGGTCATTGACAAACTGCTCAGGAGTAAAATCACCTCTTTTCCACATGTCGAAGCGAGTAGGGCCAAGAATGTCGCGCTGAACTTCTTCAGATTGGCTCTTGAGCCACTCGTAGTAAGTCATGTTCGCTGGTACTTGCCCATTCATGCTCGCACGTGTTGCCGGAGGCAAATCGTCTACGTCGAACCCAAGTTCCCGCCATGATTTTGTCACAGCAACGGTGGTAGACCGGCAGTTAAGATGCGCAGGCGGGCGAGCCAAAGGAGGATCCAAAACTTGCGCACCTTCAGGAGGCGTCCAGTCGGGATCTTCAGTGACAGGCCCAACCCTACCGTCTCTGTGCTGGCAGATGGGCGTGGTACGAGTGTCAAGTGTCGAGACCCACCGAACGCAGCGGATGATGTCTTGGTTTGCTTCCCAGACAACCTGGCGGCCTTGATTCGTCGCGTGGTTGATTGATGTCCGGACAAGAGCTTCAAGACCGCGACGCGTCACTTCACGGACGCCATCCTTGTAGCGAAGAGCAGGAGACCCTATCAACTTCTGGATTAAGTCATCGGTTGTAACACCGGACGTGATCCCATCAACTATTGTCCGCCACGACCGAGCCAGATCAGCCTCTCGCAGTTGGTCAACCCACTCCTTCATGGGCGCCCCATTGAACGGTCTCACAGTCGCAGCTACCTGCAGGACGCCAAGGTTTGGGGTCGTCACATCCAATCCCGCTGGCAGGATGCGACGAAACGCTTGCTCCTCGATTTCTGCTGCCAGAACACACGCCTTAGTGAGGTTTTCCATAAGGACAGGAGCTAGTTCTTTCTCGTGAAGCGTGGAAATCAGATTAGTGACCTGCGCTTTTAGCGCGAGCAGTCTAGCTTGGGTGTAGGGTGCAGCACCCGGATCCGCGTTGCGCAGAGCTTCTGCTAGCTGAGAATCAACCCTCCTAAGTATTCTCAGCGCTTCTGCAACTTCCTTGTTCTGGTAGCGAATCCAACGAATCTGCTGAGCTACCTGGAAGTCAAAGAACCGTTCATTTATACTTTTCGCCATACAGTTCCCGTTGCTTTCGACAGTGATCTCGCTCCCAGAAGAGTGCTAGAATAACCAAATCTAGCATGCGACAGATCAAACGACGTTCTCGAATGTGAAACTCAGCGCACAAAGTGAGCGTCGGATCTCCGCCGAGAGCTGAGTTCAAGCACATAGAAACACGGGCCAGCCACGACGCAGCCCGTGTCTGGTTCGTTATTTCTTCTTTCCTCCGCCGTAGCCGCATTTGGCAGAGCCTTTGGAACCAAAAACTTTCATTTCTTGCGACCTCCGCCTTTCTTCATGCCTTTGGGCATAGCAATCCTCCTTCACTCGCACGAGCGGATGCCCGTTGCAGGGTCAAAGATACATGCTTCTCCCGAAGAATCCAACATGAGATTCTCAGGCACCTCATGTTCTGAGACATCGAGAGACTTCAAGATACCAAACCGCTTACCATCAATCCGGAAGGTTGTGCACCCTTTCGCGCCGCGTCTCCAAGCCTCCATATAAACGTTCTGGAATTCGGAGAACCCAACCTTGCCGCTCACGTTGATCGTCTTCGAGATCGACGAGTCAATGAACTGTTGGGCAGCTGTGTAGACACGAATGTGATCCTGCACAGTCAAGTCGTCTGCTCGCTTGCCTTTGACACCAAACTCTCGAACACCATAGTCATCAATTTCGACGTAGGACTTGGTCACACCGTCCTGGTTGATGATCTCCCGGCCGTTCTTATAGGCAAAGACAGGTTCGATTCCGGACGACATATTGTCGGCCGTGAGCGAGATGGTACCAGTAGGGGCGATGGAAGTCAGATGCGAGTTGCGCAGTCCATGGGCCTTGATCAAGTCAAGCACGTCGTTATCAAACACACCTGAGTTGATGAACTTACCAGCGAGGAACTTCTCCGCATCGTAGAGCGGGAAAGGTCCTTTTTCAGCGGCAAGCAAGGCCGATGCGCGATAGCATTCGTTCAGGAGAACGCGAAGGATCTGATCCTGGACAGCGATGTAGGCGTCGGACCCGTACTCGTATCCCATCGCCTCGATAGCATTAGCAACACCAGTCACACCAAGGCCCATGCGCCGCTTCTGCTTAGCTTCCTTCTCCTGTTGAGGTAGTGGGTAGAGTGCCTCATCGATCACATTGTCCATCATGCGGACAACCCCAGGGATGTCTGCCTTGAACGCCTCGAAGTCGAAGTAGTAACGAGATCCCCACTTGCGAATATACTTGGGAATTGCAAACGACCCAAGCAGGCAGGCCCCATAAGGCGGAAGGGGTTGCTCACCACAGGGATTGGTAGCCGCGATAGTTTCGCAGTAGTAGAGGTTGTTCATCGAGTTAATCCGGTCGATAAACAGAATGCCTGGTTCCGCCCAGTCCCAGGTCGCGCGCATCAGCTTCTCCCACAGCGGGCGCGCCTCAATGGTGCGGATGACTTCGCCGTTGAAAACGAGGTCAAAGGTCGTGTCGGCAATGACCGCTTCCATGAAAGCATCAGTAACTGCAACTGACACATTGAACGCGGACAACCGGTTCTGGATCGAAACCTTTTCGACCATGTCAAGCATGAAAGGTGCAAGTTCGTCGAAGAACTTTAGGCGCTCAGTCGCATCGCGGTCGGTTACGGCCTTAAGTTCGTCGCGCTTCATGCTAAGGAGCATTTGTGCCTTCGTCACGTCATCAGAGAGCGCAGCTGTCTTCGCATCGATGAACTCCTCGATGTCTGGGTGATCGACACGCAAGACGCCCATCTGCGCGCCTCTTCTACCGCCCGCTGACCGAACAGTTTTGCAGGCTGCGTCGTAGATCTGCATAAAGGACACAGCTCCAGAGGCTGTCGAGCGAAGGCTGTCTATGAAGGCGCCACGCCACCGCAGCGTGGAAAAGTCATACCCGATCCCTCCGCCCATGCGCATGGTCAAGAAAGCTTCTTTCACCTTTTCCAAGATGTCGACCGAGTCATCCTTGATCGTGCCTGACACAAAACAGTTGTGGGCGCAGATGCGCATCGGTGCACCAACTGCGCGCTGGACACGACCAGCCGGCAGGAAGTTCTGGTGAAGCAGCGTCAGGTAGATGTCTCGCCGGTGTGCTTCGTTGTCCGCAAGCGTGCGTGCAATGCGCCAGCACATGTCTGCGAAAGATTCATCCGGAGAAATGCGGTACTTCTGAATGTGCTGGTCGATGCTGACGGGATGGCTGGGTCCATACATGCACAAGGCTCCTTTAGCGATGGAACCACCATTATTGGCAAGCACTAGCTCTACCTACAACAGGAATCTCAGGAGCCAGTTCTAGAAGAAGTATTGATCTTCGCAAGACACCATGCTACAGTTCCTGGGGTGTAGATCAACGGAGACACATCCATGACTGATCCTAAGCGGGCTGAGCATCGTGGCACCCTTGAGTCTTTTATCAAGCGTGCTCGCGCGCTCGACTTGAACGAAGAGGACCGTGCACTCGCTTGGAAACTGTTCTTTTTTCTGTTCGACGAGATTTACTGGAACGACATAAAGGCCAGGTTCATTGAACAACTCGAAGACAACCCAGTCCAAGCGCTGGCCTTATCGAACAGCATCTTTGAAACTGCTGCATCGTTCGAGGTCGCACGCAAGATCCGAAAGATGTTTGAGTCAGGAGTTAGCGAATCTGACATGATCGAGCATTGCTTGCACAAATCTTTGCGCCAGCCTCGAAGCCCTGGCGGTACGAACTTGAACTCGACTACATCGAACCTGATCGAGGACGCAGAGATTCGCGCATGGGCAGTCGCTTACGGACGCCTAACAGGTCGCGTGTGACATTGGCGATCGTGGGCGTTTTCAGCTAGAATTGGCAACAACCAGACCAGCACGGTCGGTGTCATCTGCCAGGATTCTGACTATCCAGCTTTCCAGATAAGGCAAGATCGTCACGCGCCCACACTTAGGCACTTGAAGCGCCTTTAGCGTGTCCAGAAGATGTCTAGCATTGACCGAGAAAATAGCCTCACTAGTAAGTTGCGAGCCATTCGCAGGCACCGTCGCGCGCATGTCACGAGAATCGCACGTCTTCAGGCGGATACAATCCTTGGCAAGGGCAACTCGCAACTTCTCGGAATGTCTGTTGTTCGAGTTCTTAAACGACTTTACCATGGGCGACAAAGCAGTTACAAAAGCACTGCAGTCAACGGAAAGCCTGTTATCTGACTTCGGCAGAATGCAACGCCAGTCGGGAAAAGCGTTGCTGATAGTAGGTCCCCAGACACGCCAGTCAGGTCCAGTCACCTGGAAAACTTTGCCATCAGACTCTAGCACTACATGCTTTGTGCGACGTTTCAGTAGATCAAGAATCACTTTTACGGCGTCACTAGGCATGATGAATCTCGGCAGCGAGGTCGGCACAGGACAAGGAAATGTCGCATGAGTCAAACGACGACCATCAGTGGCAACTAGCGTCAGATAAGAAGACGCGCTAGGATGCTCTGGCGTTCCGTGGTCAAAGTAAACCCCGTTCACGTAAAGTCGCGTCTCCTCACTCGACATGCTACTTGCGGCGCATCTCAGAGCGGTCACTAGGTCAGCCGCGGAAAGCGACACAGAACTCGAGTTCGGCTTAAGGAAAGGGCTCGACCAAAACCTCGGATCTTCGTCTTGGGCCATTAGCCAACATAGATCTTCATCCTTCTGCCGAATTGCTAGATGACTACCAACAAGGAACATATCCACCTGATCACCCTTTACTTTGCACAAAGCATTCGCAAGGTCGCGGCCGCTTACGCACACAGGCACGTCAAGAGTATTCTCGACCATAATAGCGGCGGACAAGGTTCCCGTATGAAGATAAACGGTCGACTCATGATTCAGAAAAGCTAGAGGATAAGACCCGATCCGGCGGAAAGCCATTAGGGCGTCAACCAAAGCAGGAGTAACTGGCATCACGAACCTTTAGGAGGCTGCTGAGCAGCGAGAAGCATCGCTTGATTGATCCCGAGACTCAGATCACCGCCAGCTTCCTCGATCAAGTACTTCTCATCTTCGAACGAACGGTCAACAGGCGCAATCTCGCCACGCTGAAGGTCTTCATAGAGCGTCTGGTGCGAGATTGCACCAGCTTGCCACGCTCTAACAAGCGCATTTAGTTCCTCCGCTCCCATACGGGTTTCGACCCAATCGCGATTGATATGGACCTCTACTTCCTTGGTATCCGCCCCAGTCCACTCAGCAGCTAGACGAAGAATCCGAAGCAAGCCGGCTTCGACCATATTCACGACGTTAGTCAGCAAAGCAAGTTCTGACTTGCCACGCATCCGAGCCGTTTCCGATGACTCGTTCCGATAACGGCCCTCGTAGATCATGCGCGCGCCCAGAGCGGCTAGCTCTTCCTTCTTGATGTTCATCGCGCGCTCCATCGCTTGGATTCCAGCACCACCAAACTCAAGCATCCCGCACGTTGCGCCTTCAGGCAAGATCCAGAAAGCACCTGAACCGATGGCTGTCGGCTTATTGTCTTCGTTGATTGCTCCTGCAACCCAAGGTGTAGGCTGCGAGGTCAAGAACAGTGCATGCTCGTAGTCAGCCGAGTTGCGGTAGAGCCCAATGTTTACGTCCACAAGATCAAGAAAAGGCGGCTTCTCAATCTCCGGGCGAAGGTCATAAGGATTGATGAACTGGAACGGAATACTCTTCAGCGTTTTACCATTCACAATTGGAACAGTTGTCGTCTCAAGAGACCAATTTGCTTCGTTATTCTTAGACGACCCGTAGTAGACCCAGCGACGAACCTCGTAGTTCATGTCTTCATTGAGCAAAAGCTCCAAGCGCTGCTCTTCAACGCCACTCAAGTCTGCGTCAAAGTTCTCGCGAAGAACAAGACGAGTCAATTCACGGCGGCCATTAACCAGTTGAACTTTCCAGTCAGTGATGTTCTCGGCGGTATAGGTTGCAATGTAGGGAATACTGGTCGGCGACGTGTTGCCTGTCGGATAATCTAGAAGCAAACCGTAGCGACCAATACTAAGAACCTCGTTTACGATCTGTTCGACAAGAACTTGGAGCGAATGCCCTTCAGTCGTTGCAGACTCAAGAAAGGGTTCGAGTCGAGCAGGCAGTTTGAACCGGGTTGGGATACGAAACACAATGCCAGACAAACCGCGCAGGGTGCGTTCAGCAACAGGGAAGAAATGCGCGCGGCGTTTGTAGGCTTGGTAGGCGGTCACCGTCATACCATCAGGCTTGGGCAGATACTCCTCCCCTTTCCTTTTGATCTCGTCGGATCCTTCAAGCGCGTCTCGGATCCGCGCCCACTGGACTGAGCGAGGCGTGAAGTCGGAGTGGACGTTGTCAACACTGCTAGCCATGAAGGGTCCTAGTGAATGAGCGCAGTGCCATCATACAGATGTCAGCGACCGGTTGCATGGAAAAAGGAAGGTGACACTGGTTGCATCCTGCCATAAACCGGCTTAAACATCCTGCTGCAAGCAACGGAGGCACAACCATGAGCAAGATCAAAGGTATACTCGACTCTTGGTCCGAAGGCCCGGGCGGGATGCTCTGCTCGGCCGATCCTGACTTCGGCGGGATCATCGACCGCACGTTTCGTGGTGATGAGTGGGTCGTGATCTTCAACAATGACAACCTAGAAACGCTCAAAGGGTTCGCGACCCGCATCGAAGCGGTGCAGGCCGCGATGAAGGTTCTTTCCACTGTAAAGGCGACCTCGTGACCTCGGCAAATTGGTGACGAGCACCGGAACCTGCAGCAACGACGATCTGCGGGCAGCACAGTAGGCGTCTTGCCTTGGCCCTAGGGACACTCCTGGGCGACCGTTTCCCCCACTCACGCCTCAGCAGATTGAGTCTCTGAGCCAGTTCCAGGCTAGACTGGCACTAAGCGTATGCGTGCGCACGTGCGCGCGTGCGCGTGCGCATGATCGCGCGTGAAGGCAAAGTTTAGAAATTTTTTCTGTCTGTTTTGATGCAGGACGTGCAGGGTGACTTTGTCTACAAGTGGTTAGACAAGATTTTCATGCAGGGTTCTATGCAGAACATGCAGGGTTTCTTGCTAACACTATGATAACTTTGGAATTCTCATTCAAGTTTTGCTAACCCTATGATCTATCACGAGTTTAAGTTTGGTCCTTTTCGCACGTGCGCGTATACACGCGCGCGTAGCTGCACAGCTATGATCAGTCGTGGTCCTAAAGCTAAACTTGAGTTCGCACGCGCGTTTGTCTAGGCTAGCCGCATCACCAACGGAGCACTGGCATGACTTCACTCATCTGGAATCCCACTGTCATCTGCATGGGCCAGACGCAGTTCGACGTGACCGGACTGCGCGACTGGATCGAGTTCAACGGCTTCGACAAGCACATGCTATCGACGACAGACAGTCCGCTCGCCAACCTCTGGCGCGACGTGGACGACAATTTCGCCTTGGAGCGTATGATTGAATTCGGAGGCAGACACTGCTATCGCTCCTGGACGCACGGTCGCACTCGAACTGACTATATCCGGAACATAATTGAAGCCGGGCACGGCTCGGTT